GAAAAAACACCAGCAGTTCCATAATCAATTTCATTTTCTTTATTTGTAACTGAATTAACAAGTTGTGTAAATGTTAAATCAACATACGCTGGAGCGACAGGAATACTTTTATAACCAAGCATATTAGCTATATTTGTAATATTTCTTCTTTCTTCAGCTAAAGGTAATAACATTTCTTTATATTGTTGGTCAATATAAAATGATAATACATCACCAACATATGCTGACATTTCTATTAACATCATACCAGGAGATGTTTCATTAAAATCCTTATATGTATTTGGAAAATATGATTGAGCATATTGTATTAAAGAATTTTTAATATTAGAAAAATCTTTATTAATGTAATTTATATTTGATTCTTTATATTCTTTACTTGAATATGGCATTTATTATTCTCCTATTTCTACTTGTACACTTTCAAGTGTATTTGGGTCTTGTTTAATATTAAATATTATAGATAAATTTAAAGTATTTTTATCACCGTCATCATTTTTAAGATTAACTTTTATATCTCTAACTTCAACAAATGGTAACCATAACTTAAATGTATCCAATATACTATTTTGAATTTCAAAAACTAAATCATCCGAAATTTGTTCAAACATATATTGTCTTAAATTAATACCCAAAAAAGGTTGTAAATATCTCTCACCTTGTTGTGTTTGTAAAAGATTTCTTATATTATTTTTTACTGCATCAATGGTTGTTTCAGTTGATGCGAACCAACCATCTCTACCTTCAGATTTTCTAAATGGTAAATCTATTCCTATAAATGTATTGGGTTCTCTATCTTGTACAAATGAACCTGTTATATGTGTATCTCTAATTGCCATCTATTTTAATAAATCCTTTGGTATTTTATCATAAAATAATTTAACTTTTGTAAAATTATTTTCTGTTATATTTGTATCTGAATTTGGAACTATATCTTTTTCTCCTACATAAGCATGTCCAGTAGCTCTTAATCTTCCACCGTGTTTAGCTCCGTCTTTTCTCATACTCAATGGTTCGGTTAACATTCCATTCGCAGAACCATTACTATTTACAGGAGCTCCTTGATTACCTACACCAGTTGCTTTAACAACGGACTCGCTCTTAACAGCTAGTGGTGCAAATGTTTTTATTTCTTCTATTTCTACTGAAGCTTTTAATTCAGCTACAGTCCAATTTAGGTCATCATTTGTTAAAAAATTTAAAAACGCGTCAATGGTTAATTCAACTTCTTTTTCAAAGTATTTAGTAACTTTTGGTTCTACAAGATTTCCATTGTCATCTTTGTAATCTTGTTCTTCATGTAATATCTGTTGAGCTTCAAGTTTAGCTAAAAGAAGATTTCCATACAATCCTCTATCTTCTTTTTTTAAATCACTTAACTTCATTTCAGCGTATTTACTCATTATTAATTCCTTTTTTTCTTATCCAAAGCCTTCATAACTTTTCTGTAATCTTTTTTTAGAAAATCTGGAGCATCGTTTGGATTAACTCCCATTTCAGCAGCAAGATTTCCGTTTGGATTATTTGACATCATATCACCATAAGACTTTCCGATAACTTCATTCATCTTACCTGAATCATAAGTTCCACCACCCATTGTTTTCCATTCATCATCCATAGCTGTTTCATTTAATACATCATTTAGAATAGAATTGCTTGAATAACTTTTCTTTTCAACAATTTTCTTTTTAGGTTTTGGTTGAGAAACTTGTTGTGTTGGTTGTTTTAATTCAGTTATTACTTCTTGAATCGCCATAGCAACTTCCTCTCTTACTATTTGTCTTATCATTGTTCTTACATTTGTTTTCTTTTTCATTTGTTACCTCTTTTATGTTGTTGTTTATTGTCGTGTTTTTGTATTACCATAATCATTTGGTTCTATATAATGATACTCACTAAGTATACTTTGTATTTCATCTCTAATATTTTCTAAACCCTTTCTACCTTTACCATCCACTTCTGCGAGTGATTTTTTTTCAAAATCTATTATTGGAACTGTTGCACCAGAAGGTGTAAAAATATGAGCCTTAGATAAACAATCAACTATATCTGTTAGTATATCTACCAATTTTTGTCCTAATACCAACGGTTCCATAACACGGGACTCACCTTGACCCTCATCATTATAATTTACTGTTTTTCCTAAATAAATATTTCTTGATTCAATTATCAAATCTTCATTAGTTGATATAGTTAAATTTCTTCCTGTACCAATATGTATATCTTTATAAGATGATAAAAATAAATCATCTTTTTTTGTATTAATTGTTATTCTATCAGAATTGAATAATATCTGATTATCTGTATAGCCATATATTATATCACTAGATGGAATTTCTCCACCATTTGAAATTTTTACTAATTCACCCATAGAACTTCTAAAATTATAAACACTATCA